TTGACACAACCGCTCCTACCGTAGGTGCTGTAAGTGCTTATTCTAATCAAACTTCTACTGCTGCTGGCACTGGCACTCCTGCTGGTACTATCTCGTCTGCGGGAGTCATGAGTCTTACCGCTGCTGGAAGTGGTACTTCGGCAACAGGTCAGTTCGTAACTGAAATTACTATCAAGTAAGTTGGATAGATAATAATGTCTAGATTAACAGAGGCGATTGGTCTTGGATTGATTCTAGGTGCTTTACACGGGGCAGCACAAGCTGTCCCAGTTGTACCTAATTTTACACAAGGTTCAATGACTTCTCACACAGAGACAACCAGCACAGTAACAGAAACTATAAATTCAATAGACTATAACACGGGATATCAATATTCAGTAACAGGTAGTGGAATTACAGCATCAGGTAACTTATCACCAGGAACAGGTGCTAATAATGTAACAATCGAAGGAGTGACTTCATCATGGACTGGCGTCAACAGCAGACCGACATTCACACAGACAACACCAGGAGCAGCGTTTCAGTTCACGGAAACCTATCAGGGTCCTGGTTTAAGCAATCAAACAATCATTCAAAGAACCACGGAAATAAAAAGCGTAACCGATACTACAAGTATTTTTACACAATAATCACACTAGGAGCATTTTGTTATGGAAACGGAGTATGGGCAGAAACGGTTGGCGGCGTTAGTGCCACTGCTGCTCCTGTTGCTAATTCCTCTGGCAGTGTCACTAACCAAGCAATCCAAGTCCTCCAAGGTCCTTACATCACCAACACCTACGGTGGTGGAATCCAGTGTCAAGGTCCAACTCTGAATATCACTCCGTTTGTAACTGGTTCTGGTTCAATGCAGAAACCTTATGAACCTTATTATAATGACCCAGTATATGATATGAGAGACTTGGATGATGATGGGTCTTTGGATAATCCTGGCAATATCTTATATCGTGTTCCAACAAGAACAGGACAAAAAGATAACTATAATATATCATTAGGCGTCAGTGCCACTTGGAGCATCCCACAAGACAAGAAACTCCAAGACCAGTGTAAGGAAGCAGCAGCAGCAAACATTGCACTGATGCAACAACAGGCTGCAAATAAAAGGTTAGACTTTGAGATCGCCAGACTCAAGAATTGTGGCGAGTTGAAGAAACAAGGCATCTATTTCCACCCCAAGTCTCCATATTATAAAGTGTGTGCGGACGTGGTTGTTACTAATCCTGGTGGTGTCATTCCCCCACATAGACATTCTATCCCTTCGGTTTCAAGACCTTCTTCAGAGCCCGTATCGCCTCCGTCCTCTCGCGCTGAAGATCTCGGCGGTCCCTTACAGACAGGACCTCAGGTGTCTTCCCCCTGATAGTAGCAATCTTTTTCATAACTTTTTTGACCGTTGGTTTGATGACCTTGAGTAGGATATCTGCCAGCGGTTTTGCCATAAGTGCTGATGCTGTTGCGACAACTGCAATACCACCAGTCGTCATCACAGACCCAGCACTAGGAAGACCAGCAATGATCTGCTCTGGTAGAGGCACAGGTTCTGTAATCTGAATACACTGGTTACCAATCAACTGGTAGTCAGTAACTTTTTTTCTGAACCCCTCAATGTATGTGCCGACAGGTTCCTTCGCTGCTTGTGCTGGTGTGGGGCAGTCCACCTTAGCAGTAGCAGCGGGAGTTTTAGGTATCGGCAACTCAGGAGCAGCGGGAGATTTAGGTTGCTTTGTATCTATCTTTGGTTTTTCAGTAGGTAGAAGTTGATTAGGTTCAAACTCTATTGGATTGAATGATGGTACACTTCCATCACAATAGGTCATTACACCATTTTCATCATCTTGCGCCAGTTGCGGACCACCATCAGGGTGTGCTTCCACGCAACCAGGAAGATCTATAATAGGTGTTCCAATCTGTAATGTTACTGCTGGAGTAACAGGAAGTGATTGTGTAGGAGACATCAAATAATCAGGAACTGAAGGAATGTCCAGACTCCTGATTTGTATCTCACGAATTTCAGGCATCAGTCATTGTCTCTGAACAGATTTAAAAATCCACTCCAAAGATGAAAAAAGAAAACATATAAAAAGAACTTTCCTTCAGCATCTCTGGACTTTCTTCTTCTAGTGGTAGTCATAATGTTTTCCTTTTATTTAACAGTTTTCAGAAAATTCTCAGAAAGGAATTGCTCCACCAGTCATATTAGGAACTGATTGTGCAGAACCTGCATCAACTCCACCCGTCATTTTTGGAAGTTCTGGCATAGCACTATCAATCATTCCAGGAAGTGCTTCTGTGATTGCCTTTGTAATTTCTTCTGTTGCCTTTGCTCTTACATCTTCAATCATTGCATCCTTATTGAGATAGAGATATGCTCCACCACCAACGACTGAAAGTGATACAAGACCTGAAAGTAGTGCGACTACATTGACTAACTTTTGCATTTTAGTATTTCCTATTGATTGATGTTTTATTTCCCACTGCCATCATTCCTCCCGTTAAGAGGAAAAGAAGTAGCAGTACGTAAAGAGTTGAAATCATCCTACCAACGTGCCATGAGCACGACGAATCTCTTTGAGTTCTTCAAAGTTCTTCTGTTTGGTTCCTCCGTCATATGCCCAAGCATATCCTTCGGTGATCATTTGTTCGTTGAGAGAGACTTCTGCGTCTCCGATGTAAAGCCATCCCAGGAGTCTACCGTATTTGCCAACACCCCCAACAAGCTCAGTCCTAATAACGAGGTCATCATCACCAGCGATAGCACCATTGAGCTTGTCTTCGAGCCAGTGGGTTGCGTCGTACCCAAGAGCCTTCTCTTCGTCGTCGCGTGTTCGTTTCTCTGGTGTATCGACTCCTGCCACTCTGACCCTTTCTTTCTTATAAAGATCAAAACCCAGGTCAATAGTGACATCGATTGTATCGCCGTCTACAACCCTATTTATTTCTACAACCCTAAAGTTATAACAGGACTTCCTGCTTGGCGGAACCATTGCTCCCATAGTTTACCTCTTGTGCGTTTGCTGCAATACCAATTACAAAAGCACCAACTGCAATGACTGCAGCAGCACCCCATACCCAACGTTCTAACTGTCTGACTCTATTCTTAAGGTCATCATTTTGTTTTTCAATACGACTTGCGAAAGAATCCAACTCACTCATTTGAGGAACTTCTTTCATACGTTCCTCTAAACTAATAACTCTTTCTCTAAAACTTTCTACTCTGCTTTCCAGAACAGCAAGTTTAGAATCTTGTTCGGCATCCTTATTCGTCAGGTCGCTCATCGCTCATTTCAGAGAAAGACATACGAAGTATATAGACAACACAATACATTGTGAACGCAAGTCCACATCCTAAAAGTATAATTACAGACCAAACAGGGTCATTAATATCGGCAAGAGGTTTTAAAAATAAGTTCATTAGCAATCATTGAATGCACTACCAATCTCAGACCCAAGTTCTGATCCTGCTTTCTGTCCTAGGAGCAATGCCCAACCACCTGCCAACCATCCGATATAAGGGATGCTAGTGACTGCTGGGACGATGATACCAGCACTAATTGCTGTTCCTGCCATCGCACCTTGTGATCGTGCTCCAGCGTCCGCCCTGATGCACTCTTCGCTTTTCGCACCTAACTTTCCCTCGGGGTCAAATGCCCCACCTCCTAGATTTCTAGCACCGTCCATTGTATATTGGTCTACACGATACTCTCTTCTACGTGTTGTTCCACCACCAAAGAATCCCTTCTTATCCTGATCTAATTGAAGAGACCTTTCGGAGTTTAGAATAGCAGGGTCGTTTGCTTTAAACTTAATTTTATACCCGTCTTTATTTGCCTCTACTTCATAAGAAGAATAATCACCACTAGGAAAATTAATGACGGGATATTGTGGACGAGTGGCATTCAATAAGTGCCCAAGGACTCCAATGTGAGCAACACCGACAAGAGCACCTAGTGCAATTGCAATACCTTTAACAGGAGACTTGCGCGGTGTCTTGATCGGTTCTTGCTCGGTGACTTGTTCAGTAACTTCTGGTTTTACATCCTTGTTCCATAATGCCATTATCTTAAAAGCGATGGATTATTGTGGTTTATCCTTTGGTTCAACCGCAGATACAACCTCTGGTTCTTTCTTTGTCACCGCTTTACCATTACCATTACCACCACCTGCCTTAGCAGGAGATAAACCGAATGCAGCAAGCGATCCAGAAAACACGGATGCAATAAAGGTAGGGTCAAAGTCAAGAATCTTTTGACCGTTGGGAAGTCTAACGTAACTGAAAGTGAGAAGAGATGCAGACCAAATAAGTACTACGACTTTCACTAGATTACCAAGAACTTCACTCTTATCTTCATGATCGTGGTCTTTCTCTTCTACCTTTGCTTTGGATTTATTGCCGAGCATATGTAGAGAGTAAGGCTCTTGTATTTATGGGTTAAGAGACTCTACGCTAATTTTTGTGTTGTTTATTTTGTTGTATTTTTTACAAAGGGTTTCACTTGATTCGTGTTCCCATTTATGATATGCACTTCTTAGGGATTTGACGTAATCAGTACCACCGCAACCTACCATTTCTTCGGCAACGATGGTCTTGATTAACACATCTCTCGTTAAATGTGTCATATGTAAATTCTGGTTTCCAACAACAAATTCTACATTATAACACCGAAAAGATTATCAAAGAATTTGTCTTGGGTGGTCTTCCGAAAATTTTCGGATGTTATTATTTAGTGATGTACTTATTTTCGATCAACCACTTACGG